AAAGGGGTCTGCTGGCGTCCGGTACAAAGCTAAAATGACCTTCACCACAATACTTAATCGCCACCACCTGAACATTGTGTTTGTTGGTCAAGTTTAAATCGACCAGTGTTCGTCCAGCCCACTTTGTGACAACCAGCTCCCGCGTCAGGACATCCTCACCCAAGTCCAAATAATCCATTATGCCGGGAACTGCCAGCTTGTGGGCAATCTGCTTTGCGACAAATTCCTCGGGAAAGACGACAAAGCTGACCCCAAGGCGCTGAAGAACTTTTTCATGCTGTGCGCTGACAACTTTAACCCAAATATTGTCAACACCAAGCTCTTGCAGGTTCAAAACGGTTAGTATGCTGGCTTCCATTGATTTCCCAATGGATACGATTACTTGATCAAGTTCGTTGAAGCCAAGTTGTTTCAGTACGGCTATGTCGGTCCCGTCCGCTTGGTAGACCTGAGGCATGATGTTTCGTACTTTTTGAACATTTGATTCATGTCTATCGATGGCGATGACCTCTTGCTTGAGGTTGAGAAGCGTTTCCGCAAGTGCACCGCCAAATTTTCCAAGTCCGATGATTCCGATTTGTTTCATCCTACTCATGTGGCATCCTTGATTAGCCCAAAGGCAGGCTGTCCTGAGGCAAACGATATTTTGGGAAAGACTGCCAGCTCTGCAATGCCGCCAGCATCCACACTGGACCAAGACGGCCGACGAACATCAAAACTATCAGGACACCCTTGCCAAAGCTGGAGAGAGTGTCCGTGATCCCCGTCGAAAGCCCTACCGTTCCAAATGCGGATACGACTTCGAACAGGGTGTCGAGGAAATGCCCTCTAACCATACTATGAGGCATGTCTCCCCCTTCGCTCACTTCAAGCAAAAGCACAGCCCCCGCCACAAGTGCCAAGGCAAAAATTAAGAGTGTTAAGGCTCTGTTCAGGGAAGCCGCGTCAAGGGCGAAGCGCCCGATTCTCGCCTGAGAGCCGCCACGAACCTGTGATACGATAAATGCAAAGATTGCCCGGAAGGTGGTGGTCTTGATGCCGCCGGCGCACGACCCCGGAGAACCGCCTATGAACATGAATGCCAGCATGAAAACAAGAGTGACATTGGTAAGACCGCCGATGTCAACGGTGTTGAACCCTGCTGTCCTGCAGGTCACTGAATTGAAGAAGGCAACAAGCATTTGGGTTGAAATGTCCAAGTCGTTTTGGCCGCCATTGTGCTCCGCCAAAAAGAATATGACTGCGCCTCCCAAAAGAAGAAATGCTGTTGTTTTCAGGACAACACTCGTGTGCCAACTGAAGAAGTAGGCCCCTGTCCTTGGTTTTCTCCCGGAAAGAATACCAATGGCCTTGGAAGATACTTCGTGAAGGACATAAAACCCCAGGCCTCCAAGAATGATCAGTAGCATGAAAACGGTATTTACAGACCAGTCTGCCTGCCACTGTGTAAGGCTGTCCGGCTGTAGCGCAAATCCGGCATTGCAAAAGGCACTGACAGAATGAAATGCCGCCGACCAGACGGAAAAATTGGCGTCGGTAAGAAAATATAGGCAGGCCGCGCCAGCCAGTTCCAGGCCGAATGCCCCGAGGACTATCCTCAGCAGAAAGGATTTCAGGCTGAAGCCGGGGTCATGAAGGAGGGTGTTACTGACAGCCATCCGGTCTGCCAGTGAAACATGTCTGCCAAGAAGGTACATGACCAAGCTGGTGTAAGTCATGACGCCAAGCCCACCAAGCTGGATCAGAATCAAAATGACTGCTTGGCCGTATTGGGAAAAAACGCTCCCGGTATCCACAACGATAAGCCCGGTAACGCACATCGCTGACGTGGCCGTAAAAAGGCTGTCCAACCATGACAACTCGGCTCCGGGATGGGCCGCGTCAGCGTGAAGCAGCACGGTTCCAAGCAGTATCCCGGCAAGGAAGAAATATATGGGCAACCAGAACGGCTGAAGCGGTTTGAAGCGCATGCGGCGAGTTCTACGCCGTAGGCCTGCCGCTTGCAAGTTCTAAATTACCGGTTGTTCGGCAGCGAAGGCACGGCTCGGACCGTGTTGTATGTGATAGTTAGTCTTCAGACATTTGCTGTCTGGATTTCTCCATAAATGTCTGGATGTCGGAAAGAGGAACTCGGATCCCGCGAGGGCCGACTCGGAAAGCCTTGGGGAATTCCCCTTTGTTGATGAGTTCATAAAACGTTGTCTTGCCGATGTTCAACATCTTGCAGACCGTCTTGTAGTTCAGAGCCGGATCCTCGTGCGTCATGATTACCTCGAAAACCAGGTTGGGCGCGTCCCCACCAGAGAACCTTGTCTGGCCGGGCGGGCTGTGGGTTGTTTGGGGGCGGAGCCGGGCCGCTTGAGGAAGGGACCGCCGAGCGCATACCATGCGGCCCTCGCGTACACCTCGCAGTCCCAGTAATGGTTGTCCTTGTGGTCCGGACAGAGCCAGACGCGCTTTTCCTCGTCGAACCATTCCGCGCAGAGCTGCTGGGCGTAGTCCTGAGACGTGTCCGCGTGCAGGTGGAACATGCCCGGATCGCCCGGTTCGATGGCCATGGCCGCAGCGAGGTCGTTCTTGAAAAAGGTCGTGTCGATCTGCATGAGGCTCAGTCCGCCCGGGATGCGGCTCTTGGTGCCGGGGTAGTATTCGATGTCCGAATACTTGACCGGCGTGGCCGCCAGATACTGCTTGCCCTGAATGGGCATGATCTTGCCCCGGTGCCCGGCGCAATACTGGTAGACTTCGCGCGTCCGGTCTCCCATGGCATCGATGAGCGTCAGCCGGATGGGGTGCACGTTGCCGTCGGCGTCCCGGTATTCCGAGCCCCAGAGCACGGACGTCAGGTCCTCGAAGGTAACGACCTGACCGGCACGCACCAGCCAGCTCTCCCAGTTCTCTCCGTAGGCAAACGCGCGTATGGAGTAGTAGAAACCGCGCTTCTGGGTATCCACGCCGGCCACGAGCCCGGCGATCAACGACCGTTCGCCTTCGGGCGTGGCGGGCACGCGGCCGCGTGGACGGCTGTCGCACAGTGCCAGTATGCGGTCTTCGTCGCGCTGGATCTCGTACTCCTGCCACGGCTCCGCCTTGATGGCGTTCATGAAGTGACGCAGGTGGGCCATGCGCTGCCGGTTCTTCTTGTCGTTTCCCTTGAGGAACCAGTAGACGCATTCGGACAGGGAGACGAAGGTCGAAAGCCACGCCGGGATATGGAACGCCACGGACTTGGGTTCGGCCTGCCGCAGATGCTGCGCCAGTTCCATGCCCGTGGACTGCTCTCGCCACTGCCCGGCGCGCACCGCGCGGTCGCGCGCCGAGTCATCCCAGAATCCGCCGCAGTGGGGACATTCGTACCAGGCAAGGGCCTTGTTCTTGATGACTTCGGGGTTCCGCTCGTCTTCGGGAAATTTGATCTGGTCGAAGGCCATGACATGGAACATGCCGCACTCGGGACAGCGCACCCAGAACTCGAAGCGGGCCACCGCGTTGTTCCACGCCAGCCAGATCGGCCCGTCCTCGGTGGTCGGGGTGCTGATGCGCCAAACCTTCTTGTTGTAGCGATAGGTCGTGGTGCGGGCCAGCGCCAGCGATATGGGGTCGGCCTCGTCCTTGCTGGTCAGGCGCGGATACTTGTCCACTTCATCCAGCACGAGATAGCGGATAGGGCGGTTCCCGAGTCGGGATACCGACCGCGCCCATGCCATGTAGAGCGGCATGCCCACGAGCTTGAGCTTGATCCCGGTCTTGTCGTTGTCGCTGCCGGACAGCAGGTCGCGGAGCTCCGGGGATTCCTCGAACATGGGGGTGATGCGTTCGCGGTTGTTGTCCTTGGCCGTTTCAATGTCGGGATAGACGAACATGCCAGGGCCCGGGTCGAAGCTGGAGGCGTAGCCGATGCAGTTGTTGACGAACTCCGAACCGCCGACCTGAGGGGACTTGATGACGGCCACGTCCTGTACCGCCGGGTGAAAACTCGATTCCATGATGCCCGTCAGGTAGGGCGTGCGCGAGTTGCGCCACGGTCCCGGCTTCGAGCTCATCGACAGGACGCGGGCGTGCTCGACCCACTTGCTGATGGGTTCGCGCCGACGCTTGCGCATGACCTTTCGCACCTGATGCCCGAGCCCGAATCGGTGGCGCTGCGCCTCAAGGCACAGGGTCCGCACGGACTCGGGCAACCAATCGGGCGGAGTGACGCGCACCCGGCGGACCTTGTTCTTCTGCTTCTGCGGGGGGACGGGTTTAAGCATCGCTGAAAATCACCTCCAGACTGCCGCTTGTGGCCAGCTGCGTCAGTTCCTCGTCAAGGATGGAGTCCAGCAGCTTCTTCAATTCGTGCTCACGTTCAGGGTCTCCCCGGACCGCCTCGATGAGTCGGGTCGCGTCGTCCTGAAAACGTTGCTTCACCAGCGACTTGATGGCGGTGACCACGCCTGCCATTTCCAGATAATGGTCCTCGCGGGGGATGTGCTTGCCTTCTAGAATCTCCAGTTCGCGCGCCTCTCTCTGTTGCCGCTGCTCCTCTCGGAGCGTGCTGGCGATGAGCTTGCGCTGCTGCCATTCGTCCACCGGAAAATCGTCCGCCTCCTTCTCGGGAGGGACGTCAAGAGACTTGAGGGTGGTGGCGTACTGGCGCAGCGAGGCGGGGGGGATGGTATTGTCCGGCAGGACCTCCACGGTCCCGGCATTACAGTCCTTGTAGAACTTGGACTTTCCTATCTTGTAGCGGGAGCTCAGCCAGCGAAGAGCCTCGGCCTTGGTGAGGTGATCCGGTATGTCCATGCGTCACTCCTTGGGTTCTTCGCGATTCATAGCGGCTGGTCGGTCTGAGACTCAACCTTTCTGCGTATCTGTCGTGAAGAAAACAAAAGGCCGGCGACGCAGGAAGCGTCACCGGCCTGTGAAGGCGTGGGTATGAATTCGGCGGTCAACCGCCACCGGCGGTGGGAACGAGGTTGTAGAATACGCGGCTGGTTGGCGAAACCTGCACCACGCCGGGCACCCGCTTGAGGTGACGCCCGAAGGTGTTGTGGCTTGGAACAGCGTCATGCTCAATGCCCTGTTCCTCACGACACCAGTCAACAAACCGTTTGTACAGGTGGATGGCCTGAGTCTTGAGTCGTCGCGGCATGGTGCCTCGGACGACGTCTACCACCTCGTAATGTGCGGCTATGAACTCTCGCACCAGTTCCCCCGGACCGTCCGACGTGCCATGGGGTTCTCCGGCGGGATCGCTCTTGGCGCTGAACAGGTGGCAGAACTCGGCGTACAGGCGTTTCACGTCGTCTTCGCAGCCATCGCCGAGCTTGGCGGTCTGCACGGCGGTATGCATGGCCTGAGCGCGAAGCGCTGGTTTGAGTCGCAATGACGCGCAGGGGATGGCTCCCGCGTGACCGGCAGCTTCGTATCGCCCCTGTCTGCGGATGGCCGGGAGCACCTCGGAAGTGACCCACTTGCGGAAGCGCCTTGCTTCAGGCTTGCGGGAGCGAAAAACCAAGCCATAAAGCCCAGACTCGGAAATGATGTTCACTTCCTGCCTTCCACCAAGGGTGTCGGTATTACCGACCCCCTTTTCATCATCGTCTAAACGTGAAAGAGCATCGCGTGGATTACCAATATCAAGCACCCCACAAATATCCTTCGCCACGAACCACGGCTCGTCTTCGCGCATGACCACCCGCACCGCGTCGCCGTCAAAATCGAACGGAATCACGCTACTCATGGGCAGCCTCCCTTGAACGGGCGACGGGCTTCTCTGATGTGGTGCAGAGGGCGATCGGTCCGAACTGCTCCTCGATGGCCTCGAAGGTCTCCGCAAGCCTGTTCCAGTGCTTGTCCACCATTTCGCCCAGCAGAACGCGAACGCTTTCGACGTCTGCCTCGCTGCCCCGCAGGGTGTCCCCGAGGCATTGCAGCGGCTGGATCAGGCCGTACAGATACATGTCCAATGATTGAAAACGGTGGTGCGGGCTGTCGTAGATGTCTTTTTCGCCCATGGTGGCAACTCCTTGTGTTTTCTAATGCCCCCCACGAAATATGGAAGCCGGGAGTTAGAACCCCACAAGGCAGGGCTGGGTATTTTAGGCCGAAGCCTTGGACATTTCCCCACTCCCGGCAAATATTTTGGATACATTGCGCCCAGTAGATCTGAAAGACAAACAAGGCAATGAGCTATGGGCACAAAAAACCGCACTCTGACGGGGTGGCGGCGTCCGCCTTGTGGAGTTTCTACGCTCCGTAGCAAACAACTCGCCACAAACCGTCATGGATGTCAAGAAGGAAGGTTCAGTCGTCCTGCACAGGACGGTTTTGCCCCTCAAGTTTCTGATGACAGTGTTTGCAAAGAATAGCGTCCTGTCGAATCGCTTCACGACAGAAAGGGCATCTGTATGTGGGTGGACCTGTCGTGCTCGGTTTATTGGACACCATTGCGCCTATGAGGCCCCAACCGTTCGAGCCGCCCCCCAAATTTTTCCCGCAACGGTCGCATCGCCATGGCTTCTTCTCCATAGAGGTGGACCCCCAAACCAGTATCCAAAGCCCGCATGTGAGCACCGAGAGCAAAAGGTGAAGCAGATGATTTGGTGTGTGCCGGGTGATTTTTACGTGGTCTTCACATTGCGGGCAGTATGCCGTTGAAGATTCAATGCCCATGGTTACCTCCCATGTCGTTTGTGTGAAAACGCATGAAAGATAGAATAACGCGTATTGCTTGGCAATCCGAATTCGGGAGGGTGCCCAGTCAGGCAGGGTTATTGCTGTTCCGATTCAGCCTGTTCCGTCGGTGTCGGTTCGGCGGTATGGTTGGGGGGAGTGTCGTTTTTGCCGTTACGCCGGGTGATGAAAATACCGACAACGGAAGCCAGCGTTGCGCCGCAGAGAACGATGCCCCATCCGGGATGTCCTGCGTGGATGGAATAAGCCCCGGCCGCTATAGCCATGGTGCAGAAGAAAAGCGCGAACCATTGGCCGCGAGCTTCGGCTTTGCGTTCGTCCCGGACGTCGCTCGTCTGGGCCGAGACAACCGTGGATTCGATTTCGTGGCGGTGGCTTTGTTCCTTTTCGGCCATGGCGATGATGCGTTCGGCCGTGCCGGGAGCTATTTGCTCATAACGGTTCAGGGTCTCCGGGTCGGGGATCGGCCCTTCGTAGTGAGTTACCTGCTGAGCCATCAACAAGGAGTGCTGTCCCTCGCCGCCCGAGGATTGAGAAGACCCCGTCCCGCCTTTCTGGACGGTGGACGGGGCCTTTTTGCTCTTTTGCTCTTTGTTACGATTAGACATGATGTTGCTGTCGTATTGCTTTCCGGATGTCGTTGCCGACCTTCTCGTAGTCAGTTCGAAGCCTCTCGCCATCGGACAGGCTGAGCCGTTCGGCCGCCATCTTGTCAAGCTTGACTCGACTCGGTCCCTTTTTCCTGTGTGCAAGGACAACCATCCCGCCAAGTGCGGTAACGAAAAATCCTAACAGGTTACGGGTAGGCATGGAATCACGCTCCAGATTATGCATGAAAGTTGTGTGTGACGTCCAATGACTATCAAGTAAAGCACAAATTCGAAGGGAGTCAAGTCCGGTTTTCTGTGGACACTTTGCACGCTATTCGTGCGTCAGCGTCATTTCCCACTTCTCCACGATCAATTCCGGCCAATAGAATTCGATGACCTCGAAGACGCGGACCGCCAGGGAATCCACTTCTTCTGCCAGCTCCGGGTTTTCGCGGATCCACCGCGCGTCAGTCAGTTCCACCCACTGCATCGACCTGTCGGGCAATGAGCAGAGCTTGACTGGGCAACGCGGATAGAGTTCGCGAAAGCGGATGAGATCGTCAGCCAAAGCGTCGCCCATGAGGCGCCGGACGTCCTCGACCGCCTGACGAAACTTTTTCTCTTTCGGGGATTCTTCTGGATGAGAGGGTGAGGGGGGAGCGCCGGTCTTGCGCACTCCCGCCTTGCGCTCAATGATGGCGCGAAGTCCCGGCGAAAGGGCTGCGGAGACCCATGCGGCGATGTCTCCGCCATGGTCCGCGAAATACTCACCCGGATCTTTCCCTTGTGGCACCGGCCACCGTTTGACCCGGCCGCCGTACGTGGCTTCCCACCACTCATATGCTTCTCGGGCCACGCGCTCTTCGGCGTCCAGAGCCACAAGGATTCGGCGAGCCTGCAACAGCGCTTCGTGCATCTCGCTGTCGGGCTTGATCTTGACGGCCGTCATGGCGCAGACCCCTATGTCGGAACCGCATCGTTCTGCCACGAGGTAGGCGTCGAGCTCGCTCTCCACCACAACGAAGACAGGGGAGTCCGGATTGATCAGAACCGGACGGTTCTTGCTGCCGTCCACCATGCAGTATTTGGGGCCGCTTTCGTCATCTGCGCGACGGATGCGCAACCGGACAAGTTCGTCGCCGGCAAAGCGGCACAGGACAAGCCCTTTGCGGATCATCAGCTTCCGCTCGCGTCCGTCCTCCCAATACTTGGCCGGGAGTCCCCACGCCGCCCTGGGGCGATACGCGCGCTTCGGGTTCCAGCCGATGGCGAACCGTTTGACCGCATTGGCATCCAGACCTCGCTGAGATGCCAGCCATTCCAGCACGTCGGGATGATCCCATATCTTGCGGCGGCAGAACTCGAAGAACTTGTACGCCTGACGCTGCCACCTTCGACGGGGAGATTCCCCCGGCGAAGGCGTCCAGACCTGTCGCTTTGGACGGGGCTTTCGGTCCGCCAGCTCCATGGGCTGATCCGCAGCGTAGCGGTCGCGAAAGGCGCGGAAGCCATCACCGGAATCCTCGTCCATGCCGTTCACCACGTTGAATACGCCGATCAAATCCGAGCTGTGCTGACACCCATGGCAAACTGCGTCGTCACGGTCCGGGTAGTAGCGGAATGCGCCGAGTGTTTCCTCGCCGTGGAAAGGGCATCGGGCAAGGATGTAACTCCCGCAATCCTTGGAGTCCCGAAGGAGCCCCATGGACACCGACCGGCAACCGTCCGGGCCGAGCCAATCAAGGGCTTTACCCATTGCCGCCCCCCCTTACCTCACAGGATTTCCGCGCAGAGGTCTGGTTCCTCGACCTTTGAGACCTTGGGGTGACGATTCTCACCGCTGGAGTCACTCGAAAAAGTGACGTATTGTTGGTGCGTTGCGGCTTTGAAGTGACCTTGCAGACCCTTTTGCCGTGATTTTTCCCTCTTTTGGCTCTCTTATTGTTAATAAATGATTTTCCTTTTCTTCTGAAAAGGTCTCTAAGATCATTAGAGTCAAAAGAAGAAGATAAAATCAAAGTCGTTACAGCTGCTTGGAGGTTGCTGCCGACAATGACCTTTCTGTGACCATCGGTGATCCTATTCATCATGGACGGCCTTCCAGTAGTCTTCGGTCACAGTGAAGCCGAGGTAGTGCACCACGCTCGACTTCTTCGAGTCCGTCTTGCTGATCCCGGGCGTTCGCTGGACGAAAGCGGTCATCTCCCGGCCCCACTTGTTGGAGCTCCACAGGTACCGTTTCTGCTGTACTCCGGATTCAAGCGCCCAGACCTTGAACGCTGTGTACAGATCCGAGGACTGGATTCTGCTCTGTTCGTTTTCAATGCAGACCTCGCGGAAAAACTTGAGGCAAATGTCCACTTCATCCCGGTAGCCCGTGGTGGCTTCCTTGACGGCCTGACTCCACTCAAGATGCCCGTCGGCTTGCCACTTCTGACAGCCGTCAACGATCCATCGCAGGATACCGGGGAGCTCCTGCGTCAGCTCCAGCTTCAACTTCGGGTTGTATGGACGCTCGAAACTCTGCCGCGGGTTTTCCACGAAGGAGAGATTGAAAGGGACCACCCGGCAGCGTGACCAGAACGCGGTCTCCTTGGCCGAAATGCCCGGGCGATGGTTCGTCAGCAGGAACAGGGAGTGTGTGGGTGGAAACTTGATCGGTTCCTTGGCGTGCGGGGCGCGACACCAGACCGTATCCCCGCCGGCAAGAAACTTGACTGCGGCCGCGCTGAATCGGCGGTTTTCCTCGGTCTCCGATCCCCATATGACGCGCTTGCCGTAGAGATCGTACAATGATGCTGACGGCGCGTCCGGGTTCTTGGGCACGCCACGATCGAGCAGCATTTCGGACTGGATCGGCGAGGCGTAGTCACCCAACACCTGAAACAGCGTTTCCAGCATGGTGCCCTTACCGTTCTGGCCATGTTCGCCGTAAAACAGATGGAACCGGTTGATGTTCGCCAAGCCAGTAATGGAGTAGCCGAACACCTTCTGGATATATTCGATGGTCTCCACATCACCGTCGAATATTTCGAGAAGGAACTGTTCCCAGGTATCGCACTTTGCGTCCGGGTCATACTCGGCTGGGCTGGCAGTGCGGATGTAGTCCTGCGGTCGCCCCGGCTCCAGCTCGAAGGTTTCGAGGTTGATGACGCCGTTGGCGCAGGCGAAGCGCAGCGGGACTTGATCCCATTCCCCGTGGAACAGGAAGTCGTCCATCGTCTTGGCAAGCGAAATGATAGATCGCTTGCGCGTGATCTTCTTGAGAGAGTCGGCGCGGCTCTTGAAGCGCTTCTCCCATTTTTCGAGGCGGTCACATTCATCTCCGTCGCTCGTTTCTTGCCGCCGCTTCTGGTATCGCCACATGGCGCGGGTCCATTCCTTGACCAGATCGCGAGTGCACGAAAGGACCTGTTCGCCGTATAGCCGGCGCCATGAATGGTCCTCAAAGCGGTACCACGCGTCCTCGCGGTAGTCGTAAACAAGACGGCCCTCGAAGATCCTCCGGAACAGGTCGGCGTCGCCGTCCTGATCCTCCCAGAAACATTGCTCATAGAACCGATCGGTGATTGGCTCTTTGCCACTGGGATTCGCACTACCAAACTCCCGCTGCTCGTTTTGAGCGCGTTCTGTGACAGCTTTCTTAATTTCTTCTGGGTGTTGCGGCTGAGAATTAGGCATGGGAAAAGGCTCCTGAGGTAGCACAGGTGGGAAGGGCGGTTACACGAAAGGCACCACGGAAAACGCGATTCCATTTTCCATTCCATTTCGGAGATAACCCCGCGCGAGAAGCCCGAGATGAGAGCGACCCCTGCGGGCTCTTCGTGGCGAAGGACCCGTAATGCCTAGAGGCGGCACTCTCGGCAGAGTGACCTTTTGCGAAGTCTTTTAAAGAAAGGGGGGAGGGGAAAGGGCATGCGACCAGCCTCCTGTTCGAAGTGGATGCGGTCGCTACCGCGCCCGCGTTTTTTTCGCACGCTGTGCAGTATGAAAAAGGGCGGTGTTCGCTCAGTGGGTAGCTATAGGGTAGCAAAAAATAAAACGGCCGCATGCAGTAATGCATGCAACCGTTTGATTTTCTTGGTGGAGACGAAGAGATTTGAACTCTCGACCCCTGCCTTGCGAAGGCAAGGGCTTACATCTCAAACGCTGTAATCATTGAATCTTTTTTTCGTCAGTAATACAAAAATCCCCCGAAAAGGCTGATTTTGTATTACCACTTTGTATTACCAAGTCCGGGACCGCGTTTGCCGCTGCCTTTCGCTGCTTGTCGAGCACGTGCTGGTAGTGTTTGTGGATCATGGTCGTCGTGCTGTGACCCATATTCTCAGAGAGTGCCTTGAGGTCTGCGCCGTTTGCCAGCGCCTCGGTCGCATGAGCGTGGCGGAGGTCGTAGGGGCGAATCCGGCGGGTGATGCCAGCCCGCTCAAGTGTCGCCTTCCATGCCTTCTTGATTTTCTGGACAGGCCGCCCCTTCCAATGGACCAGATACTCGGCCCCGATCTCTTGGTCTTCTGCCCACCACTGCTCAAGGGCTGTGACGAGGCTGCCCTTCAGGGGGATATCTCTCCACGGCATTTCTGCGTTTTTGTCTGCCGACCAGATTCGCGCCACTTCTCTGCCGAAGTCTACATCGGTCCACTTGAGACGGAACATCTCCGATGGCCCTACTCTGACGCCGAGGGATAGGCCGAGGATGATAACGCGCTGAATGTGCGGAGCGGCCACGGCGAGCATGGATTGCAATTCATCCGTAGTCGGCGGCGGTATTCTCTCATCCGTTCCGCGTGGGCAGGTGAAGCGCTGGATGGGATTTGCTCCGATGAGCTCGGCGTCTTCTGCCCAGTTCATGGCGGCTTTGACAATGCCTACCTTTCGAACGATCCCGTTCATTTTTAGGCCTCGGTCACGCAGAGCTCTCACAAGTTGCCTCATGTGCGACTTGCTCAACTCAGAAGCCGGGACCATGCCAATCTCCGGCAACACTGCCTTGAGGTGATAGATGGTGTTCTTGAGGGGCTTGGGCTTAAGCTGGCGATCTTTCAGGTATGCCCACACGATAGCCTCGACGGTCAGGTCATCCCCGGACGCCTGAACTTCTTCTTCTGGCGCGAGCATTTCCGGCTCGAACTCCAGCCAGTGCCTGACTTGGCTGTCGTGCTTGCGGGCATCGCGCAGCGAATCAAAGTGCTGGGTCTGGATTTTCTTGGTGTAGGGGTTGCGCCAGTATACCCGGTAGGGCTTTGAGCGCCGGTTGAGCTTCTTGATCGCCATGGTTGCGATTTACTGCTGTGTCGGCTTGCTTGTCAACTCGGCTACGAGGTCGTCCGCCGATTTCCCGGCGAAGAGAGAGCCTTTCGGCGCGGTAGGTTTGCGCTTGCGCTTTGGTTTGCGGGTGCCCTCGATGGCATTCAGAACTTCGCTCTTGTACCACCGCAGCCCGAGGCCTCGGCCTCTACCGAGGTTTACGGGCTGCACCTTGAGGCGGTCCAGCACGTTGCGGGCCGCTCCGGGTGTGGTTCTGAGGAGGTCAGCGACCTCGTGGGTGGTCAAGAGCATATTGATTGGTGTTCCGTGGTTAGCCTCTGGTTTTGATCATCCCAGGAAGATGTGCCCCGATTTCCCCTAAAGTCATGAATGGACTATAATGAGTTTTTAACCTTTTGCCGTGAGGTGAAGATGGAAAGCCTTTGGGATTCATATTTTGAGGAACTGATTGTGTGTCTGACAATTTATGTCCTTAGAAAGGGTTGGAAGCTGCTATCCAGTTTTAGAGTAAGCGGCACAAGCAGCGAAAAATGTGTCAAAATTTCAAAATACCGGATTATGTTCCTCAAGTAAGTGATGCTTTTGCCCCTTTAGACCTCGCTTTTATGCAAGAGCCGGGTTCCCCAGCCCGGAGAACGAACCGGGGAACCCGAAGGGGAGGGGAAATTTATTCGACCGAGTCTTCATCAGTTGATTTCTTCGGGCATGGCCTGAAACTCCCTGCCTCCAGCGGACAACCCTTTTCCTCATGTTCGTCGTAGCACTCCACACAACAACACGGCTCACCGTCTTCATCGTGCCGAGTCCAGTACAGGGCCGTCATGGTATCGACCGGCGTTCCGCAATTTGCACAAGGGAATCTCATGTAAGTGTTTAGTGGCCGCACAGAGAGCAGAGCCATTGCCCCTGAAACATCCGTATCTCATCGTCCCAATACGGGGCCTCATATCCGCAGATTTCGCAACAAACCATAGTGCCTCCTGTTCTCATGAACTAAGACATTTTCAGCAGAGACTTGAAATCCTCTGCCGTTGCAGGCCGGAACTTGCCCACGAATGTGGGGGCGTCATCATGTTCGGGCCACCCGTGACCTTCCCACACGTACATCCCCGGCTCCTTGGGCGGAATCTCGCCCATCAGGTCATCTACGAAATCGCATGACCCGACAGAGATTTCTTCCTTCCAAAAATTGTACTCCCCGTCCTCGGTGTCACCGCCGCTATGAGAAACGACGATTGCAGTTCTATCTGCACCGACAGCCACAAGCGCGGACAGGTTGTCGAAAATGATTCGTGATTCCATTCTTCGCTACCTATTTTGAATACTATGCGGCCGCTGTTTCGGCCGTTCTCAACTCGACATTGGCGCGGACCAGAGCGGCAGCCATGGGCGGGCAAACCGAGTTGCCACACATGCGGACCTGGTCGGTCTTGGTCATCTTGTTGCCGTCCGCGTCGTGGTCGATGATGTATGTGTCGGGAAATCCCTGTGCACGGTAAAGTTCGCGGGGTTGGAGCATACGCATGCCAATGTCGGCAATGACGTATTCCTCACCCTCGACAGTCACGAGTCCGAACCGGTCCTGTGCCGTAACAGTATGCATAGGCCCGCCTGCCTCTTGCCCGATCCCCTGCCCGTAGTATTTGCAAAGAAATGCCCGCACTTCGGCATGATGGAGTCCGCCGGCTGAAACTGTATGCAACGGTTCATCGGTCGGCTGGCCGACATTGGTGCCGCGCATTTTGACGAGGCTTGAAGAAACCACGGAGTTGTGGTCGCGAGTCGTAACAGTCGGCGCAGGCTTGTCTAGGTCCGTGCCGACAACTCCGGTGAAATGTTTGGCAAGGAACCCGGAGACAAGAGCGTGTTTCACCCCACCGGCCACCGCCGTGCCGAGCGGCTTGTCCAGGCCCGGCACGCGAGGAGATTGTCCCTCTCGCTCCCCGTAGCCCGTCTGAATGAGCGTAGGAGAAACGAGGCCGAATCTGTTCTCAGTCGGGACCGTTCGCATGGGGGCTTGGATGTCCGGCAGGCGCATAGCCTTGGAACCTTTGCCTGCATAATGAGCCTCCAGGAAAGGAAACACCACGGCGAAATGACCGCCCTTGACCTGGGCGCATTGTGTCCGCAGCGGGTCGGCGGCAGCCATGTTGCGCTGGTTGGAACTGTTGGCATGCTCCGTGAGGTATGGAGCAACCAAGGAAAATCCGGGGTCTTTGGTCACAGTCTGCAAAGGCTCGTCCACGCCCTGCCCGCGAAAGCAGTTGTAATAGCTGGCCGTGTGGTTGGCCTTCACGATAAACGGTTCTGCCGCTTCCAGAACGTACCGCTTGATCCCTTCCGCAATGCGTTTGAGCGTCTTCTCGGCCAAGGGACGCTTGGCACGGACACCGTACTTCTGGAAAACATCCTCCGATGCATCGAAGATGGACGGGCAGGGGATTGACCAGTCGATGCAATCCGCAGCGGTTCGCCATGGCAAGAGCTCGCCGGACTGCACGGCTTGGCCCTTGGGGTCGCCGTGCGTCGGCTCCGGCCATGCGATGGGCTGACCGTCGCAGCGGGCAATCAGGAACAGACGCTTGCGGATGGTGGGAGCGCCGTAGTCGCATGCCCTGAGCTCTTTCCATTCGACTCTGTATCCGGCCCGGCGAAGGCGATTGATGAACTGGCGGAAGGTGTCGCCCTTGGCCGTTTCAATGATTCGGCCTCGACTGTCCAGAGGCCCCCAAGTAGTAAACTCCTCGACGTTCTCCATGATGATGACGCGGGGCCGGACTTCGGGAATCCATTTGTCCACCAGAACCATGGCCAGTGAACGTATCTTGTCACACCTAATGGGTGCGCCGCCCTTGGCCTTTGAGAAGTGGGTACAGTCAGGCGATGCCCAAAGTAGCCCGACCGGGCGGCCCTTGGTCACCCATGAAGGCGACACCGACCAGACATCATTCGTGAAGTGGACGGTATCCGGATGGTTGGCCTTGTGCATCGCCACGGCCTTGGGGTTGTGGTTCACCGCAGCGGCAGGGTTCTTGCCGGTCGCAATGCGGATGCCCTCGGATGCACCGCCGCCACCGGCGAACAAGTCCACCACGATCTCGTCTTGGGGCGCGCCGCCAGCTGTCATATCAAAAAGGTTTCGCATGTATTCTCCGATGTCGCAGAACTATCGATCGGTTACCTTGCGCAGCTTCGCTGCCATAATTTTGCAGTTGTCGACCCATCCTGAACATTCGCAACACCTGGCGCACTCGCAAGCGTCGTCAAGGTAGCCGCGTAAGCGCTTGTTCTCCGCAACTAGCTTGCGAATGACTTGCGGGTATTCAGCAAACCCTCCATCCGGACGGATTCCCAGTTCAATAAACGCATTCATGATAGGGATGAGCGCGTTATGGTCTAAGGCTGCCCACTTCCGCTCAGACTCCAACTCAGCCCGCAGTAGCCTGTTCTCCTTCGAGAGGGCCGCCACGCGGTTGCGCAGTATGCCCCTGGCGAGGTGGCGTCTGGTCTCTTCTGCGTTGTCCATCGTCTGCTCTCCTTGTTGCTTCGCAATCATCCCGCAGGGCACGAGGTTCGCGCCCTGTGCGGATGGCTACGCGGCCTTTCTTTTGATGGTTACAGAGTCATCACCGCAGGATACCGTGACGCTGGTTCCCTCTTGCGCGAGCCCGAGCAAGCACTCCCGCAAGCTCTGGAAGCTGCCGAAGTCGTGGCCGACCTGCTCGACATAGTGGACGATGAGGTGCTGGAGCATCCCGAACGCCTCTTCGATGTTGCCGATTTGGATCAGCATGGCGCCGGCGACGTCCTCGGCGTCCAGATGGGTGACAGGGGGGATAGTCACGGAGTTGATGCTCGGCAGCGACTCGCCAAGCAGGTCCATGTATGCCAATTTTTCCACGCCTTCGTCGACGTAGCGCTCGAAGGAGACACCAGCCTGCACAACCTGCTTGCCGCTCTGCACGCCCTGAATGATCTCCATGAACTCGCCTTCGGCCTCGCCGGAGACGCTCGCCGCGATGGACTCGTGCGCGTCGGCGATAGTGATCTTGTCCTCGATGTAGGCGACGAAGTTGGTGTCGTAGACGTGATAGTCGTTGCCGCTGGCCCGCTCCTTCCAGAGCCACGTCAGGAACCCACGCACAAACTCCGAGCGGGACGCGATGTCCTCGACCATGGGGAGCATGTCGCAGAGCTCGAACGGGGCGAGTGTGTACTCGGGGCCAAACGCCGCGTTGAAGACGTTTTCAACCCTCGTGAGGGCGGTCTTGGATTTGTCCGTCACAAAGACCAGGTCGGTTTTTGTGTTCCAGATCACATCCACGACCTTCGGGACCGGGGGCATGTGGGCCAGCATGCGCAGTTTGACCTGCTCCTTGATCTCCTTTTTGCGTTCGCGGGAGACGAAGTTTTTCCCCTGATCCCTGTTGCGTTCCAGTTCGGCATCAACCGCGTCCTCAAACTCTTTATTGAGGGCTGCGGCCGGGACCTTGCGCTCGTCGGCCCGGAGTGAAAATACGATGTACTCATCAAACTCCGTGTTGGCGGGACCGAAGTTCGTGGAGCGGTAGTTCTCGAAGGTCGCTGCGCCGAAACTGTGTTCGACTGATCCCGACTCGGGCCCGATGGGGCTGAATGCGACACGAGCCAGCTTGTCATAGCTACGGTCTCCGATATCCAGCACTCCCTGGTCACTCTTCACGGCCCTGAAAACCGTCAGGGGATGTGTTTTGAAAAGTCTGCCCATCACGTCCTCGCTTCTGGGGGTTGCGGCTGACCGGGGCCATGTGGGGGCAGTCCCCGGCCAGCCAGGTTAAGGGATGAGGGTACGGAGATTTATGCAAACACGGCTGCCGGATCGGCACCGCTAGCGAGCTGCATATAGGCATCAGCCAGAGCCTGGCGTTCCTTACGGGCCCACTGTCCGTAGCTCTTACCGACGAGCTTGGTCATGTCCTGCTCGGTGATGTCGTAGCCTCGGAGCCATTCGAAGAGGGCTTTCTTGCGGTCGGCGGCGCTGAGGCCGAGGTATTCCTCGCCGAGCTGCTGTTCCGCGTCCTGTTCTTCGGCGGCCGGTTCGGGCTGCGGGTCGGGGGTGCTGGGCTGTTCCTCTGCGGAGGTATCCACGATGGTCTCGTTCAGGTCTGCGGCAGTAGGGGCAGCCATTTCCGTAGCCGTGTACGTCCCGTCTTCGGAGCGGTGCAGGTCCACGGTCTCGCGGATTTCGTCGGCGGTGTGGAGACCCATGGCGATTTCCGGGGCATAGGCTCGGATGAACCACGCTGCGGCCCGGTACATCAGCATCTGCTGGGGCATGGTCTGCCACTTGGAACCGCTCTTATTGTACCAGCCTTCTTTTTTCGCCAGTCCAATGGACACCCACGAGCCCTTGAGTTCCTCGCCGCTTTCTTTTTCGACCGCCCATGCTCGGCAGGCCCAGCCGTCCGTGCCTTCTTTGCCCTTGAACTCGTAGCGGAGTGCTGAAAATTTCGGGTTGTTGTTGAACGTCGCGATCAGGAATTGCGCGGACCATCCGGGAGTGCCGTGCACGACATACAGGTTCTGCATGACCATGAGCGGGTCAGCCCCGATGCGCGCGGACATGTTCAGCGCGATCATGCAGTTCGGCGCGTTGCCGCGAAACCGTTCCGGGACGAGGTTCGACGCGGCCAGATCGACAGAGATTTTCTTCGCCAGGGCGTATGAGTTGCTGTCAAGCATCCCTACGCTTACGGCCTGCGTCATTTCGGTCCGCTCGGCGGGTACATGGGTCATTATGCTGCCTCCTTCTTCGCCGCCCACCTGGGCAGGCTGATTTCTTCGATTAACTCCGAGTATGCGGGCCAATAGTTAGCGGCCTTGCACTCGGACAGTTTGACCATGAGGTCATTTGCGATCATCTTGCCGACCTGAATCATTTCGTAGTCAGCTAGGTAGACGCCGACCGCGTAGGGCGGTTCTTTCTCCTGAGCGATAAACACGAAGCTGGTGGGCTCGACGATATCCGCACCGCTCTGTCTGATTGCTGCCGCGCAACCGTCCAAGTAGTGGCCTGCTGAAATGTGGTATCCGTAGTTCCAGATTGCCTTGGCAAAGGCTTCGGGACTGGCGTCGGTCGTCGACTTATAGTCGATGATTATGCCGTCATGGCGCCAGAAGTCCGGACGGCACTTGCCAAACTCTCCGCTGCGCTCGTCAGTCCAGTAGGCCGACACTTCCGCCTGTCCAGCCCCGGGGACGAGCAAGGCTTTTGCCTTGGGGTGCGAGTGCACCTGTTCAACCATTGCCATGATGGTTTCGGCCTCGGACTTTTTGATGAGGTCCATGCCCTCATGCTCGGCAGCGAATTCTTTCCACTCTTTGCGATTCTTGGCGCAGTCAGGACCGACAGCTACGGTGGAGTCGAACTTTTCGGGCTCAAGCACCGCCGTGTGAATCAGTTGCCCGAAGCGGAGCGCGTCGGTCTCTTTGCGCTGCTCAGCCATGTACGCACGGTAGTGGGCCGGGCTTTGCCGCAGCTTCTTGAGGGCCGTAGAAGACGCGCCGGGGCTGGCGTGGTACTCGGCGTTCGGGATGTCGTGGTAAATACCAGGACGCATGGCTAGGCCGCCTCCTTCCGCATGTCCTGCTTGTCCCGGGCACGCAGGCACTCCAGAGCCAGCTCGTGGCGCCGCTCCATATGCCTGTAGTCGCTCAGTGCGTTTTGCATGGTGCCGATGCACTCCTGCGCATATTCCGGCCAGGACTCCCAGCCGGATCCGCAGGCCGGGCAGATCGCTTCGAGCGGCGTGTCGTCCACGACGTTGGTCATGATCTTGACCTCGTGGCCTTCGTAAGCGCAGTGGGGACAGAGGGCGTCCTTGCTCGCGCGGAACTTTTCGCACGCCCAGAGTCCGACCTGTTCGTCGGCGCCGATGTGGTGGTTGAGGTCGCAGACCTCGCGCTGTTCGCCGACGGGGATGAACTCGTAGCCGACTATCTTCGTCGGGCCGTCTTCAGTCTTGGCCGAGCAGTTGTGACAGTTGACGGTCGCGGGGGAGTTGAAATCGCAGGTCATAGCTACATTCCTCCGATGGCCGCGTATACGCCGAGGGCAAGCACGGTCAGGATTGCGGTCAAGCCGAAGACGGGCGGCCAGTCGGAACCGGACTCCTGCCGCTCTCGACAGCGCATGCAGTGGTCTTCGAAGATGTCTCCGCCGGGATCGGCGCAGGCGATCCGTACATACGGTTCACCGGCGGGGATTCTGCGCTTGCACTGAGAGCAGGTAACGCTCTGGGGGCTTCTCGCCCTGGTGCAGTGGATGATCGCACTTGCCATAGCTGCCTCCGTTGAAAGTTTGCCGGGTTCGGGGAACGCGCCCGGCTGTCGCGCTGATGGGAGCTTCCGCCTTACCCCTGGCCCCGTTTTACTGTCACCCTGACGGGCGGACACGGTGGCCCTGTCCATACCGCCCTCGGGCGGCGTCCAAAACGATGGTCTCGAAAATTGCCTCATCCAACCTTCTCCGCCCGTTCCGGGCTGGCGCAGCTCGTGGCCGCCTTTGGTGCGCTGATTTGCGGGCTAGTGCCGCGCTAGTTCCGCGCCGACTGTGACTGAATGATGCCGTATGGAATTTATTGCGTCAAGAGATAAGTTCCAATTGGAACCAATGGGGACATAAAAAAGCCCGCCGAAGCGGGCTGGGAGAGGGCGCGGAGAGAGAGGGCGTTAGGTGTCTTTAGTTATTCGCTTTAAAACTAGAAGTGCAGGGTGGCTGGTTGTAACATCCCCATCTTCTTCAATCTCTACTTGGAACAAGTGCTCCCCAGTTTCGCTGAATTCATATCCAGAAACCTTGAAGTCTAGCTGAAGAATCCCTTCCGTTATTTTTGTGTTGGCCGGTTCCCCAAGTTCTGAAGTTTCTCCACTTGGTGATATGTGTTTAAATCTGATGGTGGCATCAGGGATGTCATTCTTTGCAAGCCACCGTGAGGAGAGCACAAACCTCGGTGCTCTCACAGGGAACTTAGGGAATTCAGCAGTGTCTAATATAGAAACAAGAGACTGGCTCCCTGAGCCTTCCTCACGCATTGACCGTTCACACAACAGCGTCCAAAGATTTTTAATCATGTTTGTACACCCCGTAGTCGTGCAGCTTTTCCGACCTATGCCAAGAAAACTCCTCTTGCTGATCTTGACTGGAGAACAGTTCGATAGTCTTAACTAGATGAGTAATATCTTGAACCGTTGTTTTTTGGCACTGTTTGCATTCGTGCTTTTTGTGAAGATGATTAACGACGGCGTCTTCCACCAGTTGCCCTTGTGTTTTGCCTGCCTCTATTGCGGCCATCGCGATTTGTCTATGAACCTCAGGAGTCGTACGTACCAGCATGCTTCCGTTAAAAGGCTTTTCCGGTTTCTCCCCAAGGTCCTCGCAAAATGCAATATAGTCATCAACGGCAGCGTGAAACTCATCTTTGATTCTGGCCGGGTCGTTCGTATGAAATGATATAGAATCCTTAAGACCGTGGACGCGACCATAAATGATCCCTTCGTTAGGGTCTATTTCGATTGTCGCAACATATTTCTTGTATTTCATTGTCGCCATTGGGTTCCTCCTTATGTTTCTTCGAGAATCCCTGCGTTGAGTAAAAAATCGATCACATCTTTGACCTGATAATCGTGCAAAACCTTATCCCGCCCATGAGGCTTGTGGAGTCTTAGTTTGCACCCGTTCAGTGCCGCCATTATCCCAGACCCGCTTTTTGTCTCTTTCACAACTCCCTCAGCTTTCACGATCATTGCCGCCACGGGCTCCCACTCCATCGTTTTGGGGGCTGGTTTGCTGAGAAGTTTGTTGAGCGTCTTTCGGTGCTTTCTGGATAAGACTAGCTTGGCGCTATCAGAAATTGATATCATCGCTTGGTTCCAATATGAAACTTTTTCAAAGTTTGTCAATGGTCGTGAGACGTTTTTGGAATTAACTATTTCCTACTCATATCCGACCAAGCCCAGACCACGCGGCCAATGACCGCCCGGTCAATATCACCGCCGTATTCTTCTGTGAGTGAATACAGGGTAGGGGCGTGCTCCACATTGTCCGAGTAAAAGGTCAGCATCATGTCGCCGTTCTTTTGCTTGATCGAGACCCGCTTGACCGTGACCGAATCGTCCGGCTCCCGGACAAGGAAGATGTTCCCCGGCGGGGCGAACCGGTCCTTGAAGTCATCCCGGTCCACGAGAAGAATGTCCTGGGGATGGAGGGTCGGCACCATGGAGTCCTGACCCTTGCCGATCTCTACCGCGATGAGGTTGGTGCGGAAGCGGACAGAGTCGTGGTTCTTCCAAACGAGAACCCATGACTTGATGAAGTCATCAGGGACCATGCCTCGGCCTGCGGCCACGCTACCCTCAGCGAGCGGCACGGCTATGTAGTCCTCCGGGATCGGATTCCCCATGTCCTCCACATTCAGACGCTGTGGAGCCACGAAGCAGACGTCTTTAGCAACGTCCTTCTCGTCTTCGGGGAAAGTCACCTTTGCGCCCAGCGTTTCCAGTATGCTGCTCAGCTTACCGAAGTCCGCAACGCGAGACTTGGAAAACCATCTGGTCAGCATAGTCGGGTTTACGTCTGCAAAGTCGGCAAACTTCCGAACGCTCCCGTAGCGGTTTCTGATCTCACGCTCTACGCGCTTCAGGGTGTCATCATAAAGAGGCATCCCCCCTGATACCAGACGGAACAACCCTTGTCTTGTTCCGGACGGATTCGTGTTGACTGTCTCTGATTCCATATGGCATCATCTCTCCATGAATATCAAAGCTGACCTGAAAAATGTTCTGGCTGAGTCCGGGTGGTCTGCCTCAAGACTGGCAGCTGCTGCCGGTGTCTCCGCGCCGGTGGTCACTCGATTTTTGAGCGGGGCGCGAGCGGGGCTTCATTCGTCGACCCTCGAAAAACTCTGGCCCTTCATCTACGGCGACAAGCGCCCGAACCCCGAACAAGCGCCGAAGGAGGCAGCATGAAGGCTACCGTGGTCGTTGATGATTATGGAGGTCTCACCGTCTACCTTGAAGCTTCTCAGCATAACCTGACAACCGTTCTGCAATCGCTTCTAGCCCTCGGGGCCGATGTTCAATTCGGACAAACAAGTCTCGACGGTTCCGGGAAAGTCGAATGTACGGGCGAAAAGGTCCAAGGTCATGGCGAAGAGTGAGTTTCTTACTACAATTTTGCCCAGGTGGAATGACTGCACCAATGTCTTGGGTCTTTCCAATGGGCTTCAGTGTGGCATTCGCCGTCTTGGGATCAAACCCGGTTAGGGTAAGGAAGTCCCCAAAAGAGGTTGTTGCCTGCTTGAGGACAACCTCTCTTTTGCCGTTGTTCGTTACATTGATCCACAGCGTTGTCCCTTTCTCGCCTTCTACGATGTCTTCCATGTGTATGGATGAAGATTCAGAGGAAATCTGCCGGTAGAGAACCACTCCAGAAAACAGCGCGGCAAGAAAGCCTCCAAGGTCGCCAATAGAAATCATAGGAGCCTCCATGGATAAAACAACAAGAACCCCTGACGTTAGCAGAGAGGGCCATACTCGTTACAGCTTTCCCCCTACCAGAGATGTATACTCTCTGTCCCACATTTCGGTGGGGTCCTAGTCATGCGCCGGCAACGCCATTTGCATACTGACGACCCTCGGCGTTTCCTCACTCGGGCCATAGCGTGCACGCAGTCGCTCCAGTGCGCTGCCGACAATCGCGTCGTGCAGCATCCAGATCGGGGCGTTCTCGTCCAGCTGCACCCGGTGAAACTGCACGTCGTCAGAGGTGACCAGCGATACCGTCGCGAGGTAGCCCCTCGCGGTCCTGCGAAAATGAATCCTGATGTCCGCTTCTGTGTGTTCCATGGTTCCAGAGAAACACAGGGCGGAACAAAAAAGAACCGTAAAAGGAGAGGCTGATTATGAAGGAGCAGAGGCTCACAGCCATCGCTCAGAAGGCCGTGTCCAAGTCCGACATGGAGGTCAAAGAGATTGCCCCTGAGTTGGATTTAAGGCCGTCGACGGTCTACCAGAAGCTGAACCCTTACGACGAAAACGGGTTTCTCGGTCTCGATGACGCCCATCAGATAATGCTCATGATCAACGACACCTCTGTGTTGAAGGCCATGGCGCTGGATTTCGGCTATGGCCTGCACAAGATCGGGGAGTGTCCCCCGGACGGTGCGGACATGCTCGATGAAGTCTCCCAGCTCGTGGAGGCCAGCAATATGCTCGTTCAGGCGGCGAATAAGGGTATCCCCTACGAAAGGGTTTCCCCCTTGCTGGAGAGAGTGAGGAAGGAAGCCGAGGATATCTTTGTGCGCCTCCGCGACGAGCAGAAAAGCAAGCCCCGCGTCCACGACATCAAGCAGGCCGGATAGGCCAAGGAGGCTCGAACATGACAGGCGAATCCCTACCGCGCGAAGGCTGGAAGCAGAAGTTCGAGAAGCTGGAGCGCCAGTATATCCACATGCGCCGAAGGTGTGAACACGCCGAGAAGGACCGTGACGCGGCTCTCTACCGGCTTGACCAGGCCAGCAAAGAACTGGATGCGCTCAAGCGCAAATACGGGCTGACAGTACGTCAGGGCTCGCTGTTGAGGACTGGCTGATGCATCGCGGGTACTACAAAGCCTGGCGCAAGATCACGGACTCTGTCTCGTGGAGCAGAGGGCTTGAATATCGGGGGTTGATGCACTCCATTTTGGCGCGCGCCAACTACAAAGCGACCCCTTTCCGCGGGGAAATGATACCCGCCGGGGCTTTTGCTGTGGTTCTCACCTCTTGGGCGGGGGAACTCGGGGTTACGAGGCAAAAACTACAGCGGATGCTGAAGACGCTGGCGGGCGACCCCGACCGCTTTATAAATGTCGAAAATGTGGGCAACCGATTTTCAATCATAACCGTTTGTAATTGGGGCGTTTATCAAGAAGACAAAGCGCACGAGCGGGCAACGGCTGTAACGACCGATGAGCGACCAGCGGGCGACCACCGGGCGACCACCGGGCAACAGAAGAAGAAAGTTAAGAATATAAGAAACTCTCCCGGCAACTCTGACGAGCAGCCGGAAGTGAGCTGGCGGGATGAAGCTGACGGGGATGTGCTCAAGTTCGTCGAGCGCTTCCAGCAGTTCGTGGAGCAGGAGCACGGAAAGAAGGCCCCAAAGCTGAGCGATTCGCTGATCCGCAAGGGCGTGGACACCTTGGACAAGCTCATCCGGCTGGACGGGTTCGACCTGGAGACCATCCGTGCCGCTATGCTCTGGGCGGTCAAAGACGAGTTCTGGCAAAAGAACGTGCTCTCACTCGCGGCGCTGCGCAAAAAGAACGCCGACGGCGTGATGAAGTTTCAGCAGATTCTCGCCCGGTACGAATCCGAGGCCGGTGAATCTGACGAGCCGGACCAGTTCGAAGGCTGGGTCGACTGGACGGACGAACAAATCGCGGCATTGCCGCCGTTGGGGGGCTAGGCTGTGACGCAGTGTGCTGACGACATCCTGGTGCGCAACGTGCCGCCGCACAGCATGGAGGCCGAGCAGGCAATCGTGGGCGCTGTGCTCGCAAGGGCCGACCTGTTGGACGATCTGCGCGACACCATCAGCGCGGGAGACTTCTACTCGCCAGCGCATTCGAAGATATTCCTGGCCATCTGCGAACTCGCTGATGCTTCTCAGCCCGTCGACATGCTGACTGTCGGGGACAAACTCAGCGCGCAGGACTGCCTCGACGAAGTTGGCGGACCGGTCTACCTGGCCGACTTGGCCGACACCATCGCCAGCCCGTCCTCGGTGAGCGCTTATGCACGGACGGTCCGGGACCGAGCTGCCCGCCGGGCCATGGCGCAATCTGCCGCCGAGATTCTGCAGGACTCGTATTCGCTGGCCACTCCGACCGACGAGATTGCCGCGAAGGCTGCGAAGATTGCCGAAGACGGGATAACCGGCGCTGTCGGCGATGGGTCAAGCACGGTTTCCATGGGCGACGCCCTGACCGACTTCGTGCAGTGGTGTGAGCATTCTCGCGCCGCGAAAGACGACGTCATGGTGCCGACTCCATGGCAAGCGCTGAACCGGCTCATGGGTGGCTTCCACCCGGGCGAAGTCACAGTGCTTGCCGGGCGGCCGTCAAACGGCAAGACCGCTGCGGCCCTCAATGTGGCGCTCTACGCAGCCCGACGCGACTGCCCCACCGCGGTAATCAGCCTCGAAATGTCCCGCCGCATGCTCTTGGCTCGAATGTGTGCTGGAGAAGCCGAAATCGACGGGCGCAGATTCAGGACCGGGCAAATTGACGATGCCGACATGGGCAGGGTGTACCGCTGGTGCGACAACAACGCGGGCCTGCCGCTCAATATCTTCGACGGCACCGACCTCAAACCGTCAAGCTTGCGGGCGCTAACCAAGCGCTGGGTAAAGCGCTTCGGGGTGCGGCTGATTGTCATCGACTACTTGCAGCTCATCAAGCCGCAAACGCCCAACGCCTCGCGTGAGGTCCAGGTCGCGGAGATCAGCAGGGCCGTCAAAGAGATCGCTATCAACCACGACGTTCATGTTCTGTTGCTGGCCCAGATGAATCGCGAGGTCGAGAAACGGACCAAACGGGAGCCGCAGCTGTCCGACCTGCGCGAGTCTGGAGCTATCGAGCAGGACGCCGACAACGTGCTGTTTATCCACCCGTGGAATCCGGACACGCAGATCAACACCATCCCCGTCAAGCTCAAGCTGGCAAAGGCCAGGAACGACTGCACCGGCGTTGCCGAGTTGGTCTACGTGCGGCCGCGACTCCGCTTCGCGGACCAAACCTTCGGGGGGCACGATGCATAGGTTCAACCCCGAGACAGGCAAGTTCGAAGAAGTCGATGTTCATGAGTTCGTGGAAGGGCTCCGCAGAAGCGAAGCGATCGCCGCGGCGAGTGATGACCCTTGCGAGGTCTTTCGGCATGGCGGGGACTTCGACCAGATGCTGATCGCGGAAAAACGCAAAAAGAAGGCTGACAAGGAGGTCGCATGATCAAAATATCTCTCCCGTTCCCCCCGTCCACCAACACGTACTGGCGACACGTCTCTATGGGCAAGCGCGGTACCCGAGTGCTGATCAGCAAGAAAGGCCGGCAGTATCGCAGCGACGTAATCGGTGAGTGCTGTGCGGCCCAGCTTACCGGTAAGCGACTCGGCGGCCGACTGTGCGTCCAGGTTACGCTGTACGAGCCAGATCGCCGCAAGCGGGACATGGATAATTTCAACAAGGCACTGCTCGACGCGCTGACCGAGGCTCAGGTCTGGGGCGACGACTCGCAGATCGACGACCTGCGGGTGGTGCGCGGGCACGTGGTCAAAGGCGGTCGGGCTGTGGTCGAGATCGAGGAGCTTGACCCGCTCCGGTGCCAGGAGGCGGCATGAGCTGCAAGTACAAAGACCAGCCCCGCGTTTGCGTGATGAAGCTCACGATGCACCACAGGGGCACGGCATCGCATCAGACGTGCGTGCTCTGCGAGCATGGCGCCAAAGCGTGGAAAGCCGCGAAATCAACCGAAACGAAGCAGGAGGACAGCGATATGCCGAGGCGAGGACAGTGTGTGAAGTGCAAAGAGGGTCCGTATAGGCTGAACGGCCGCAGCCTTTGTGCTAATTGCGCAGCAGAGGAGAGAGGGAAGGGGAAACCCACCAGCCCAAAGCCCCACAGCGACAAGAAGACGAAGCCCGTCTCCAAGCCCAAAGAAAAGCCGGCGACGCCCCCGGCCCCTTCCGGGGTGGTCAAGTTCGAGCCGACAAAGGCCAAGCGGTTGCAAAAAACTATCACGCGGGACGGACAGCCTATTCTGGCCGTGCGCAACAACGCTCGAGGCAAGACGTTCGCGGTCAATGCCGACGCCGTCCGAGACTTCAATATCGGGCAGGCCGGATACGTCGATTTTTACTCCGGTGATGGGGTGCTGTTTCTGCGCTTCACAGAGCGCCAGACCGACCGGGATTCGTACAAGCTTGCAGACCTGCACAAGTCCAATCGGATCATCAATGCCGCGACTGTCATCAACACCGTCGGCATAGCGCCCGGTAAGTACGAACTCCAGCGCACCGACACCGACGGAGTGTTTTGCGTCGAATTCGTTCCCGCGAGGGAGGTGGCGTAATGGAAGTTTTCTTGGTGCGAGTCGCGGAGACACACGTCATCGTAGGGCTGTTTGCCGTGCCTAACATGGAAGTGCTGTTCGATTTTGTCGACGAGTTTACCGACCCATACGGTTGCGAAGCAGCCGTAGTCGAAAGCGGCTTTGGCTTCATGTACTCCGAGGACTTCACGGCAAACAAGATCAAAGCTCTAGAAGACGAGTGCGCTGTCGGCGACTATCTCGGGCCCAAAGAGCACACCCAAAGCGTTTACGACCTGACCTTTGACGCTGACGACCCGGAGCTGACGTGGTTGCCGTTTGGGCGGGAACATTCATGGGTTTGGCGGATGGGTGAAGAGGCAAGAGAGGGGGAACCGACATGATCGTCCGTGGCGTTGAGATCAAGAAAGGGCTGGCCAATATCGCCGAGCACTTCGGGCGCGATGTGCGGACCGTGAAGAAGTGGCAGCGCCAGGGAGCGCCTATCTATCTCGTGGACGGGATATGGACCACCGAGACCGCCGAGCTTTGGGACTGGATTAAGGTTCGAAGGCAGAGGGAGGCGGCGGCGTGAAGTGAGCAGTTGGAACAATTACCCATAGGTTGGAACAATTACCCATCATGCCCGTGAATATGTTCCAAACGAACCAGAAGCCCCGGACATTCGGTCGGGGCTTCGTCTTTTGGAACCCTGTCAACCCCTACATGAGGGGTACATGAGGGGGGCATGAGGGGTACATGAGCGAACTCCGTTCAAAAAACCGGGTTATAATGGTCACCAATCAAACGAGGGTCCGAGTTCTGCCCCGGACCGACCACCCCGGCTACGGCTGGGAGGCACGATTTCACAGCGGGCAGGCCGGACCACCCACGGGGAACCATGACGCAAGCAAATGTCCAGCATTGCCTTAACGGGTTGCACGTCCTCGCTAGACTGAGGGGGCTCGGGTTGCCGTACTCGGTGGCCTGCCCCCTCGCTCGGGCGTGGGAGCGTCTGGTGCATCCCCTGATTTACCGGAGGAAGCATGTTTGAGCTGATCGGCGTCCAGTACGTCACCACCGCCCTCTATGCGCTTACCGCGCTCGTGCTCGTGCTCGGCCTGCTGCGCTGGCTCGACAAGAGCGCCGGTCGTCCGTGGTGCAACGTCATCGACAATATCCGGGAGGACCCCCGTGCGGCAGCGCTGTACTACGGCATTCGCTTTGCTGGTGCTTGTCTGCTCGTTGGCATGGTCATGTCCAGCTAACGCAGGCGTAGGCATTCCCAGCAAGTACGACTCCCTGATCGAGTCCTCGGTCTCCAGGTGGTGGCCGCGCGTTCCGCTCGCCGACTGGCGGTTTTGGAAAGCGCAGCTCTATCAGGAGTCGTTGCTCGATCCCGATGCCGTGTCGCCGGTTGGCGCTTGCGGTCTCGCGCAGTTCATGCCCGGCACATGGTCGGACGTGAGCCAGCGCATGGGGCTCGGAGCCGCATCCCCGTATAACGCCAAATCCGCCATCAACGCCGGTGCCTACTACATGGCCCGGCTGTACCTGTCATGGTCCGCACCGCGTCCCGACATGGACCGCTGGGACCTCGCTCGCGCATCATACAACGCAGGCATGGGCAATCTGCTCAAGGCGCAGCGTGTCGCCGGTGGCGCGAACCGTTATGCCGAGATCATCGCCGCGTTGCCAGCGGTCACCGGACATCACAGCCGCGAGACCATCACCTACGTGCAGCGCATCCACGAGATTTACCGGAGGCTGACATGCTCGCGTCGCTGATCGGCAAGGTCGGCAGCATGCTCGGCGGCTCCTCAGTTTTCAAATGGGTGGGGATGGGCGTTGTCGCCCTCGTCCTCACCGCCGCGTTTTGCTGGCTCGGATGGGGCAAGGCTCAAGCCGAGGCCGAACGTGATCAGGTGCGGGCCGAGCTCGTTGCCGTGGAGGCGGCACACGCTGCCAGCGTCGCAGCTCTGCAGGACCTGCGGCAGACGGTTGAGGCACAGCGTCAGGCTCTCGCAGAGCGGGACCAGGCTATCAAAGAGATTAACGCCCAGCGCGAGGCCCTGCGTCAGCGTTGGCAGGAGGCTATCCGGAATGACGAGACTGTCCGTGATTGGGCTGACGCTCCTCTCCCTGATGCTGTGCGCAGCATGCTCCAGTAAGCCTCGGGTCGTCACCGTCCACAAGGTGGAGCGCGTGGCCCCCCCGGCACATCTGATGGAGCCGACGCCGGTGCCTGACTGCAGCGCGGCCCGAACGAACGAGGACCTGCTCGACTGCGTGCTGGATACCCGTGAGGCGCTCAAAAGGGCCAACGCGGACAAAACGGCAATCAAGCAGAGCGTGGGAGAATAGCATGGGTGAAGACGAACACCGCGAGTTGTGGGCCGCTATCCAGCAAATCAGGGCCGAGAACGCAGCGACAAATCTCGCTGTCCAGAACACGTTGGCACGAATCGAGACAATGCTGAGCGAACGATGTGAGGCGAGAGTGGAACGGATTAAGGCGATCGAAGAAAAGCAGGAGTCGCAGGACTCGCGTCTCGACAAACTGGAGCAGCTCAGGGCGCAGATCGGAGTTATAGCGGCTCTCGGTTCAATGGTCGGCGGTGGTGCAGTCGTCGTGATTTTTCAGTGGCTGGGTAAGTAGCGAATTTCAACCTGCGGCGCACTTCACCTTTGTGCGCCCCCGGCCACGGATACAGGCACGATGCCGGGACAGAGGCCCAAGACCCGCAAGCGCGGTGGGAAGGCTCAAAAGCAGGACCTTATCATACGCCTGTCTAATAGGGAGAAGCCATGCACCTGGTTCGCCTCAAGAGTCATCAGAAGGGATTGTCTCCGGAGAAGTTCAAGGCTCTCGTCAGGAACAAGGCAAGGATGAAGCGACGCCCCACAAGGGGCGAAAGGCGCTTCAAGAAAGCCCTTGGGGTCGCTGCGTTACGATGTGTGCCACAGCGGATATTCATCAGTCCAGAAGAGGGCAAAGGATACATCGCAGATTTTTATTCTGAGGAATTGAAGCTGGTCTTTGAGGTCGATGGAGACAGCCACGCAGGGAAGTTCGCAGAGGCTTACGACGATGTCAGGTCAAGCCTGTTGGCTAAACGCGGAATCAAGGTCGTGCGGATCACCAATGACCAGACCCTTGATCTGGACTGGACAGTGTCTTGGATCCGTTCACAGGTGCTCGTTCGCAGGCGGGAGTTGAGTGAAAGAAGTCTGTCGTACAGGCGAGGCAGGGCCGACCCGAGGGAGCAAGTGAAGACTCCCCGGGAAGAAATGGACCGCATGATGGCCGAGTTCGAGTCGAGAGGAGGCGAGGTCACGCAGTGTCCTACCGTCGATCCAAAGGGACGAAAGATAGTCCGGCTGAAGTGAGGGATAAGGCATGCCACCACGTTTTGCGGAGCACAACAGTCAGCGCAGGGGAACGGCTGCCCAGCGAGGATACGACCGCGCGTGGCAGCGAGTCCGTGGCGCGTTCCTCAAGGCTCACCCTCTTTGTGTCGAATGCGAGCGTCGGGGCAAGGTCAGGCCCGCCGAGGTCGTGCACCACCTCAAGCCCGTCGAAGACTTCCCGGAGTTGAGGCTCAAGTGGTCGAACCTCGAGGGGCTGTGCCGGGACTGTCACGAACGTCATCACGGGCGAAAGGCTGGCGGTGGAGGGTGTGATGCCTCTGGATGGCCTGCATCATCCGACCATCCGTGGAACCTGAGCGAAGGGGGGCGGGGGTCAAAAGTCTAGGGCCTTCTCTCTGTAGACCGACGGTGGAAGTTTTCTTTGTAGTTTCACGAAAAAACAGGGGTACTTTTTCGAGGCAAAAATGGGCAAGCGCGGACCGAAGCCGAAGGGCAATCTCAAGGTCGTAGAGGTCGGCCAGCACCAACCGGAGCGACCGAAGCCGTTGCCGGGGATGAATACTCGGTCCCGAGCGATGTGGCGACGGATTGTCAAAAGCGTCCCGGTCGATCATTTCTGCCCGGCAGATCTGCCCCTGCTCCGGGACTACTGCGAGGCCTATGACAGGAGCGTTGAAGCCCAGAAGGCTATTAACCGGGATGGGCACTACATCCCGACCGGCACCGGAAGCATCAAGGCTCACCCTGCGGTTGCCGTGAAGGTTGCTGCTTCTCAGTGCATGGCCCAGCTCGGCACTAAGCTCGGACTGACTCGGTCAGCCCGGCGCGGCAAGGAAAAGGACAGCGAGACGGAAAAGCCCAGAAGCAAGCGCGACGGGCTGATGTTTGGAGGCAATAAGGCGTGAAGGTGTACCAGTCAGATCGTGGAGAGCGCGTTATCGAATTCATCGAGACGCTGAACATCCCGGAAGGCATGCATGTTGGGCAGCCTTTCCGTCTGCGTGATTGGCAAAAAGACATCATCCGCCGTGTCTACAACCCCGTGGACGAGTACGGAAACCGTGTTGTCCGCAAGGTCATCTACTCCGTTGCGAAAAAGAACGGCAAGACGCCGATGGTTTCGGCGATAGGCCTGACGCACCTCTGCGGTCCGGAGGCCAAGAAGAACGAGCAGCTCTACTCTGCCGCATTTCAGCGCGACCAGGCCAGCATCACGCATCGTTACATGAGCCAGATGATCGAGCTT